CTGGCAGCAGGTCGACGCGGCGCACGCGCCAGCGGGGGCCGGGACGGTGGTCGTGGTGCGGGAGCGCGTGATTGAGCGCCGGGTGTATCTCGTGGTCTGGGATGGGGGGAAATGATGTCGACGCCGGCCACGGCCGAACTGGACAAGGACCGACGATGACGGACGACGAAGACCTTTTAACAACGTCACCGACCGCCCATCTTTTGAAGGTCGCGGAGATGACCGTGCGGGCGATGGCCGACCGCGGGGAACTGCCCTGCGTTCGCACATCGACCGGAGCGCGACTCTTTCGACGGCAAGATGTGGAACGACTGGCCTGCACGCTCCAGCAGGAGCGGGAGCGTAGGCGCGTGTGACCGCCGCGACTCAGACCGATGACGAGGCGCTGCAGGATCTGGTCGCGTCCTGTTACGCCGATCCGCTGGCGTTCGTCCGGCAGTGCTTCCCGTGGGGTGAACCCGGCACCCCGCTCGTCGATGAGCCCGGGCCCGACGCCGTGCAGACGGAATTTCTCGAGGCGCTCGGCGCCGAAATCCGCGCGCGAGGGTTCAATGGGCGCGACGCCGTCCTGCCGATCCGGATGGCCGCGAGCTCCGGTCACGGGACTGGGAAGAGCGCCCTTGGCGGCATGCTCGCCGCGTTCATTCTCTCGACGCGCCCCGACTCGATCGGCACCGTCACCGCCGGGACGAATACGCAGCTCACCGAGCGCACCTGGGCCGCCATTCGCTACTGGCTGGCGCTCTGCCTCACCGCGCACTGGTTCCATCAGCAAGCGACCGGCATCTATTCGATCTGGCGGCCGATGTCGTGGAAGCTGATCCCGCAAACCTGCCGGCCCGAGAACGCGCAATCCTTCGCCGGCCAGCACGCCAAAACGAGCACCTCGTGGTACCTGATCGATGAGGCGAGCGAAGTCGACGATCGCATCTGGATGACGGCTGACCCGGGCGGGCTGACCGATGGCGAGCCGATGATCTTCGCGTGGGGGCAGTTGGTCCGCAATACCGGCTACTTCTATCGCATCTGTCAGGGCGACGTCGCCGGCCGATGGAACCATCGTCGGGTCGATGCTCGCACGTCGCGCTTCACGAACCAGGCGCTGCTCGCGCAGATCGCCGAGGACTACGGCGAAGACAGCGACATGTTTCGCGTGCGCGTGCTCGGCCTGCCGCCGCGCGCCTCGGAGCTCCAGTACATCGACACGCAGCGGGTGCACCTCGCGCGCGGCCGGTCCTACAAGGCTGGGGACGATGAGCCGCTGGTCGCGGGGTTCGACGTGAGCGGCGGCGGCAAGGCGTGGAACGTGATTCGGTTCCGGCGCGGGCTGGACGGCAACGCCCGCCCCGCGATTCGCATTCCCGGTGAGGCTGATCCTGACCGCTCGCAGCGGATCGGGATCTGCGCGGAGCTGCTCGCGGACCGCCGGCCGGGGCACCAGATTGCCGCCCTGTTCGTCGACAGCGCGTTCGGCAGCCCGATCGTCGTGCGGTTGCAGGCGCTCGGCTATAACAACGTCTACGAGGTGAATTTCGGCGGCGCCTCCCCCGACAGCCATCAGGAAAACATGCGCGCCTACATGTGGGCGAAGGCGAAGGAGTGGCTGTTGCTCGGCACGCTGCCGGACGATGACGCGCTCTGTGATCAACTGAGCCTGCCGGGGTTTCATCTCAACCGGCGGTCGCGGTTGGTGCTCGAGAGCAAAGAGTCGCTGCAGGCGCGGGGCGAGGCGTCACCGGACGATGCCGATGCTTTCTGTTTGACGTTCGCGCAGGCGGTCGCGCCGCCGCAGCCGGCCGTCACGGTCACGCGCCAGGCGCGGCCGGTGGCGAGTACGTGGGGCTGATGGCTCACTGTCCATACTGCGGTCGTGAGGTCGAGGTGACGCTCGCGTCGGTCATGGTGTCGAGGGATGAGCGAGTGTTGGACGATGTGTTGGAGTTGGCGTCGGGGGTGCGCGTGTATAACGCGCTGGTAAATGTCGGCCTCTGTCTCGCGCAAGACATTGCCGTTACCCCTGATCGCTACCTGCTGCGGATCAGGAATTTCGGGAAGGTGTCCCTACGCACATTGCGTGCGGTGGTCCCATATCGCGCGGATCCTGACGCTTGGGCCGTAGTACAGGCATGGCTGACCCACTACCAGCAGCTGTCGTTTCCGGAGCAATACACCGCGCGAAGAGCCCGCATGGAGCAGGCGCTAGTGGCGAGCACCGTGGGGCTACCCGGTGGCGGCGTCGCCCTGCCCGAATAATCCTTGCGCGGCGCCCCGCCGCCTCGGCACACTGGCCGCACCCCCCCCCGACGGAAAGGCTCGATGGGTCCGCACGCCGGCGCCTCGCTCGACGCCGATACCCTGCTGATCAGCACGCGCCGCCGTGTCGTCTGGACGACCGACGAGCGGAAGCATCTCGACCGCTGCGCGAAAGACTTCAATGTCCACGGCGACAAGCTGCAGCTCCGGTGCGGCCAAATGACCTGTCCCGATCCGACGATTCACCTGGCGGTCGATTTCCACGCGCCCGGCGGGGCCGTGCTGCGGTGCGGCTGCACCGATCGCCTCTTCAGCCGGACGGCCTAACCGTGCCTGATCCGATTCTGCAGGAACTGCTCGAGCGCAAAGCCTACAGCGAGGCCAACTGGCAGGACATCCGCACCGAGGCCGAAACCGACATGCGCTTCGTCGGCGGCGATCCGTGGGACGACGCCGACCGCAAGCTGCGGAAGAACCGGCCAACCATTGAACCGGAGGAAATGGGCCAGTACTTCAACCACGTCATTAACGGCCTGCGTGCGAACCCCCGCGGGATGAAGTTTGCGCCGGTCGGCAACGGGGCGAACGATGACGGCGCCCGCTGGTATCAGGACAAGGCCCGCGAGGTCGAGTATCGCAGCCACGCCGAGATCGCCTATCTGACCGCTGCGGAGAACGCGATTCAGCGCAGCTATGGCTACTGCCGGGTGACCACGCGCTACAGTTCGCCGCGCTCGCCGAATCAGGAGATCTGGATCGAGGCGATTCCGGACCCTGACAAGGTGCTGATCGACGCCGACGCGAAAGAGCCGGACGCGAGCGATATGCAGTATGCGTTCGTCTTCGAATGGGGCGCGCGGCAGGAGATCGAGAAGCGGCGCGGCCTGCTGCTGCCGAAGAAAGCCGAGAGCCGTGCCGCCTCGAGCAGTGCGGATCTGGAGTGGCGCGGCACGGGCAGCGGCAAGCCGACCGGCTGGGCCGCCGGCAATCAGGAGCTGCTCGCCGAGTATTGGAGGGTCACGACGACGCCGCGGCAGTTGCTGCTGATCCGGCCGCCGCAACGGCCCGCCGGCCTGCCTGGGTTGCCGCTGGGGATGCTGCCGCCACCGGGGCTCTCGGGGATGCCGCCGGCCGCGGGGATGCCCGCGGGGATGCCGCCGCCGGGTCTGCCGCCGATGCTGCGCGGGGGCATGCCGATGCCGCCCGGCCCGCCGCCCGCCGCGCCGATGCCGCGCCCGGGCCCGCCGCCCGAGCAGGCCGTGTTCGAGGACGAGTGGGAGCAGATCTTCAGGCCGCGGGGCTACACCGTCGTGCGGAAGCTGCGCGTCGTCGACGACCCGGCCGTCAAGATGTATCTGACCGACGGCCTCGATCTGTTGCATGAGCAGGAGTGGCCCGGCAAGTACATTCCGATCGTCTCGTGCTACGGCAAGACGCTCTATGTGCCGGAGGGCGGCCAGGTCAAGCGGCAGATCCTGAGCATGACGCGCTTCGGGCGTGACCCGTGGAAAGCGTATTGCTACTGCTGCAGCCAGGAGCTCGAGGTACTGTCGATGGTGCCGAAGGCGCCGATCATGGCCGTCGAGGGCCAGCTCGGGCGGCATCAGAGCGAGTGGGAAGAGTCGGTCCACACGCCGAAGTCGGTGCTGTTCTACCTGATGAAAACGGCACAGACCGGCGAGGCGCCGTTACCGCCGCCGCAACGCCTCGACTACCTGCAAGGCGAATATCTCCAGGGGCTGCAGGTCGTCAAAGAGGCGTATCGCCGCGCGATCCAGGCGGCGATGGGCAGTAACTTTTTGCCGACGCAGGCGCAGCGGCGGGATGAAAAAACCGGCGTCGCGCTCGACAAGATTGACAGCGCGACGGCGCAGGGCACCTATCACTTCGTCCATGCCTACGAGGCGATGATCCGCCGGGTCGGCATCATCTTCGAAGACCTGGCGCCGCATATCTACGACTACACCGGCGAGACGGGCACACTGGGTGCGGCCGGCGAGGCGCAGACGGTGCGGATCAACGATCCGGCCGATCCGGACAGCATCAGCACGCAGGGTGATTATCTGGTGACGGTGTCGACGGCGCCGAGCTCGGACAGTGAGCGCAGCGCGGCTGAGGATTTCACCGAGGTGCTCGTCCGCAACATCGGCACGCTCGCGCAACTGTGCGGCCCGAAAGTGGCGAGCGCCATTTTTGCCCGCAGCGTGCGGATGCGGAACCTCGGTCCGATGGGCGATGCGATTGCCGACCTGATCGAGCCGCCGGAGTTCAAGAGCGAGACGGGCGAGCCGGTGTCGCCCGAGGTGGCGCAGCTCCAGGGCCAGGTGCAGCACCTGACGCAGTTGCTACAGCAGGCGCAGCAGGCGGCGCAAGGCAAGGCGGGCGAGCTCCAGATCAAACAGCAGATCGCCATGCTGCAGGAGCAGGGCGACAGCCAGCGGGCGCGCGAAGCGAACGAGACGAAGCTCGCGGTCGCGGCGCTGCAGGCGAAATACGAGACGTTGCAAAACGCCATGCGGCTGTTCGCCGAAGAGCGCGAACGGCTCGGGACGCAGGCGCACGAGCGCACGTCGGATGCGATTGCGGCGGCGCACGAGGTGCGGATGGCAGGCCGGACGCACGCGCACGATCGCGCGCTGACGGCGGCCGAGCAGGCGCATGATCTGGCGCTCGCCGCGGCGGACGCCGCGGCCTACCCGGCGCCGCCGCCGGCCACCGGCGCGCCGTCGTACACTGGGGGCGAAGGAGTCCCGAATGTCTGAACGCTTGCTCCAGTTTTTCGTGTCCGATCATTTGCCGGCGCCCGTCGCGAAGGTGGCGGCGCCCTTCGATGCGTTGGCGGCACAGCTCGTCAAAGACAGCCCGATGAGCGCCGAGCGGACGGTCGTCCTCCGCAAGCTGCTCGAGGCGAAGGACGCCGCCGTGCGGATGGTGCTCGACACCGCCGAGGGCTAAAGCGGCGAAGGGTCTGGTGCCGGCTGATGCCTGACGCCCTGACGCTCGAGGATCTGGTCGCGCGGCTGAAGGCGCAGTACCCCGCCGCGGCCGACATGCCGGATGCCGAGCTCGGTCAGATGTTGAGCGCCGGCGACTATCTGCCCGCGTGGCTCACGCAGGCGGCGCCGGTGTTCCATACGACCAACGAAAAGGATGCGGCCGGCGAGGCGGTCGTGCGCGGGCCGTCGGTCGCTGACGTGGTGTCGCCCTGGACGAAGGCGCAGACGATCGGGGCACCGGGCATCGGTGAGCACTACGTGCCGCGCAGCTACGGCGAGATCATGAGCAGCGACAATCCCATCGGGGCGCTCTTGGGGTCGGTCGCGCACTATCTCGCGGGGCCGGGGCGTCCGTTCTCGGTGGCCGCGGCGGATCCGTATGGCCTCGAGGCGTGGGGGCAGGGCAAGGGGTCAATGCCGATGATGATGGGCACGACCGGCGAGGTGGGATCCGTCGCGCCGGCCATCAAAGGATCACGACTGGGGGGGCGCGTCCTGGGATCCCTCGCGAAGACCCTCAAGCCCGGTGAGGCTGCGGGCGTCTATACCTTGCGCGACCCCGTGGTGGAGCGTCTCCAGAACCTCTATCAACTCGGGAGCTCGCTGCCGTCCACGTCGAACTGGGCCGGCAGCACCAGCGACGAACTGATCCAGGCGTTCGGCGGCGATCGCGCCGCGGCGCTGCGCTGGGCGCGCATGTGGGGGGCGACGTCACCGAATACGCCGGTCCCGGTGAATACGCGCGAGTCCATCAGTGCGTTAATCCACGCATTGGAAAATCCCGGCGTGCCGTTTACGGAGGCGTTGGCCCAGAACCTCCCTGACGCCAAGATCACGATGGCCGGTTCGAAGTTTGGCAACCTGAATGCCGCGCTCGAGGGTCGCGTACTCTCGCCGGACATGAAGGCCGAAGCGATGGCGGGCTACATGGCCGGCGAGCCGCGGCTGCCGATCGATGTGCATGCGCTGTATGCGCTCGGATCCAAGGCCACGAAATTTGACCCGGAGATTTCCGCCCTGCGGCAACTGATGACGAAAGCCGAAGGGCTCCCCGCCAGGGGCGGGCTGACGAACCCGCAGATTTACCGCCGCTTCGAGGACGCGCTGCGCGGCACGCTGCAAGAGTTTGAGCCGACGCGCACCGTCAATGAGGTCTTCGGGGAGCTCTGGGAAGGCGCGCGGGCGCATAAGGGGTTGAAGCCCCAGGGCGGCCCGATCGACATCCTGCGAAAGAAAGGGTTGCTCGAGCTCGGCGCGATGCTGGATCCGGATCGGCTCCGCGCGGCGTTACGTCAGTCGGGGTGGTCGGCGGGCGCGATAGCCGGCTTCCTGAGCGCGCTCGAGAGCTCGCCCGCGGCAGGCGGCACGCCCGCTGACGAGGGGATGTGATGCACCTCCGCGTCATGCGCGCGGGCGAGCTGGTCCCGTGTGGCGGGCGAGGCGGCGACGACGACCAGTCCGCACCGGGGACATTTTGCACGGGCGAGTGTGATCATGGACCCTTCTTTTCGCAGCTACCCGGATACACGCCGTCAGGCCGCGCGCCGCCGGCGCTTCGGCGGGGCCGTGTCAATCCGCACGGGCACGCCAATCCTGGCGAGATACACAATCAGCG